TAAAAATTAAAAGAGCAACTGATAACACCATCAGGCTATTTAATAACTACGGAAAGCAAATTAAGATTTGCAACTCAGCCAATAGCACGGATGAAGACTTCACAATCCTTACCAAGATTAAAGAAGATTGGCACGAAGCAAGCCTTGAAGCCACAAAATACGAAACACTATTAACTAGCTTTTATAACAAGAAAAATGATGTACATAATTGATGACGCTAAAAAGCACCAAGCCCTACTAGATTACGTTGAATCGGACTTGATAGATAGAGTTTACGAGGCTAATTGCCCGACTGCAATAGAAGCACTTAAGAAAATCAAAGCGGTAGTGTTACATCCCGAACTAGCGGATAAAATAGACGCTGCTTGGGCGATAAGACAGAACGAAATAAACCAGTTAAACTATTTAGACAAACTTGGTTCTACTTATTTCTAATAAATAGTAAAATAATTATTGCATAATACAACTAAACAATTATATTTGCACACACTATTAACAACAACAATGACTAACACAGAATCAATCAAAGCCGTTTTAATCAAGATGATTATTGAGAGCGGCAGTAACATTCCATTAAGCACTTTAACAGGTAACATTGACCTTCTTATAAAGTCTGCTAAAATAGATGGAATGGAACAGGCAGGGCAACTAATATCTCAATCAAAATCAGACCACCCAAACACTATCTAAATGGAAAACAAACTACCAACACTCGCAGACTTAACTCAGGATATTGAGTTAGCGTACAAGAACGACCAACTAAACCTATTACTTAACCAACCACCGCCTGCTAAATGGGTTAAAGAGCATCCTTTCATAAGGGGCTACAAATACCTACCGATTGATAAGGTAGAGTATTTACTTACTAGAATCTTCAAGACCTATCAGATACAGATTACAGGTCAAGGCACGGCATTTAATGGCGTATGGGTGACAGTTAGGTTAACAGTAAAGAACCCAACCAATGGCGAAGTGATGCAGTTTGATGGCATAGGTGCGGCTCAGTTACAAACTAAAAAGGACACTTCACCTGCTGACTTGCAAAACATCAACAATGGAGCGTTATCAATGGCGTTTCCAATAGCCAAGACCATAGCCGTAAAAGATGCAGCCGACCACATCGGTAAACTATTCGGTGCAGACTTGAACAGAAAGGATGTAATTCAATACCAACCCGACAAAGACCTAGCAGAAAAGTTCGGTAACAATAAGGAGAAGCTAAACCATGATTAAAAGATTTGTATTTGAAACAGAAACGGATTGGTTACAACATCGCAAAGACCAATTTACCGCCTCAGAGGTTAACAGACTAATGGCTGAACCAACTAAGAAGGCACAAGCAGAGGGAAGATTGCTAAGTGATGGAGCGATTACCTACCTACTAGAAAAGGTTGCAGCCTATTTTGATAGTCCTAAGCCTAAGTTCTATAATAGCGAAATGGATTGGGGAAAGGAGAACGAACCTGAGGCAGCATTTAGACTATGTGAGTTATTAAACCTTAACCCTGCGAGCGAAGATGTTATTTATACTTCATCAGGTGGCTTTGTTTTCTTTACTAATGGCAAGTTAGGTGGCACTCCCGATATGATTTTAACAAGTGAAAAGAAGATAGTAGAAATAAAATGCCCTAATAGCGACACGCATCTATACTACAAGGCATTTGTAAACGCTAAAAACTTTCAGAGTGAACTGCCAAAGTATTATGACCAGATACAAACGAACCTTTACCTGTGCGATTCTGATTCTTGTTACTTTATGAGTTACGACCCACGCTTTAAAGATTCTAAACGTAGCTATCATTTAATCGAAATAGAGCGCAATCAGGAACGAATAGACCAAATACTAGCTAAAGTAGAAATAGCGCATGAAATGATGCTTAAATTAATAAACACACTATAAATAAATAAACAGATGGAAATTCAGGGAATTTTAAAACAGATTCTACCATTAGAATCAGGCGAAAGCAAGTCAGGCAAAGCATGGCAAAAACAGACTATTGTAGTAGAAACGGCAGAAACTTACCCAAAGTTAATCGCAGTTGAGGTAAGCGAGAAGGCAATAAGCAGACTGCAAGACTACCAAATTGGTCACACCATTACCTGCTCGATTAATATCGAATCAAGAGAATATAACGGCAGGTGGTTCACATCGGTAAAGGCTTGGAAAATCTAAATTAAAAAGGCGGTAGGCGGGCAACTGCTTACTGCCATTAACAACTAATAACATGACAAACGTAATAATAATAGGGGAGCAACCCGAAAAGAAAGAGTTAAAGCCGATTAAGTTTGTATATTTCTTTTCATTTCAACATGGTGCTGAGGAAACAGAAATAAAACCTAAAAGCTTCGAAAATATAGAATTGATTTGTAAAGATTTTGCAGGCTTTGGTTTTGATTTAATGTATGCCTACTTTAATGATAGAAACGCTGGCTCTTTATATCTAGGACACTTTAACGATGGCGTAGTATGAACCAATTAGTAATTAACGAATATATCCAATGGTCGCATGATACCTTTGGAGATGAAAGATGGCTAGACGTTTTATCCAAATTACGCAATGAAGAAGTTTGGGAGTTTAGAAAGGCGGTAGTTTTAGATGGCAGAAACGAGCAAGCGGATGAACTAGCAGACTGCTTCTTTTTAATGTTTAAAATGGCTCATTTAACAGGCTTTGACCTAGAAGACATTGAGGCAGCGATGGCAAAGAAATTAATTGAATTACATAATAGAACTTACGAAAATGGAAAACGAATCAAATAAACAGACGGCAGTGGAATGGTTTATGAAACAAATAGGAGAAAAACAGCCTAATGGATTATATGTCATAGACACTTTGGAAGACGTAGAAAACGTATTTACCAAAGCCAAACAAATGGAAAAGGAGCAGATAATAAATGCAGTTGATGGATTTCCTTTAAATAATAGAAATCTTGAAGGAGAACAATACTACAACGAAACATACGGTAAAACATTCCTAGACCTAGTAAGCGATGAGGAATCGCAAGTTCATGAAGTGGTTAGAAAGTTAAAAGAAAAAAGAATTAAATGACACTACTAATATCAAAACCAGACTTCTATGTGCGAGTTCACGGAGTTAACAAACATAAGATTACACTTGACGGCATCGTTTGGGCAGTAACCAAAGTAAGCGGCTACTCAGAAAAGGAACTAACATCTAAGACACAAAAAAGAGAGATAATGTGGTGGAGGCATTGCATAGCTTACTTAGCCTGCAAGCATACTTATTCAAGTCTGCAATCAATCGGTTTAAGATTAGGCGGGCGTGACCATACTACTATAATGAACGCTCGCAAAAAGATTCAGAATTATTTGGATTACAAGGATATGTTATTTGTGGATAGGATTAAACAAATTGAAACGCTATTATGATATCAGAAAGAACTATTATCCAAAACCTATTAATGGCTTATATGTGCAGCAAGGCAGCAAGCGAAGCAATGCAGACAGTATGGAGTTGCAGAGATGCAATAGACAATAAGCACATAATCGGAGTAATTAAACAGGCTAAACCAAAGATTAATTACTTTATTAAACAGATTGATGAAACCTTGTTGAGCGATGCCAGATTCAAAAGTAAAGATTGGGAGCAACTTCAAGATTCGATGTATAAAGTATTAGAAGGATTGGACGATGAATTAAAGAAACTATGAAAAAGTGTAAATCCTGCGGCAAAAATTTTGAGCCAAGCAACTCAATTCAGTCTGCGTGCCAATTAAAATGTGCGCTTAAACTAAGTGCAGCCAAGACTAAACAGAAAGCGACTGAAAAGAAGCAGCTAAACCTAAAGCTAAAAGAATCTTTAAAGACTTTAGGCGAGTTCAAAAAGGACTTGCAGATTGAAGTGAACAAGATTGTCAGGCTTATTGATGAAAAGTGTAACTGCATAAGTTGTGATATTAACTATGGTCACTTTCAAGCAGGTCACTACCGAAGTGTTGGCGGATGGGATAACCTTAGATTTAACTTGCATAACAACTTTAGACAATGCGCTCAATGCAATAACCCAAAGTCAGGCAACTTAGTTTATTATCGAGAAGGAGTAGTTAAAACCTTTGGAGATTCACAAATGGCTTTTATGGATGATTTAAACGTAATCTATCCAAGTATCAAGCTAAACAAAGATGAACTCGCAGAACGCACAAAAATAGCCAAGAAAGCAGTAAAAGAATTGATTGAGTTGAATAGGTCGGCTAAGTTGCCTAGAACTCCAGACGAAAGAATAATTTTAAGGACTAAGTATAATAAAATGCTTGAAATTTATTTATAAACTATTATCTTTGTAAAAGGTTGCTCAGGCATGGGCGTAAAAGGTTGCAGGAACCTTTCCTTTTCATTTTTTCTCCTGCACAAATAAAATCCTGATAATGAAAGAATCATTTGTAATTTACAAGGCTTTTTATGAGCCTATATCCGAATTATCGGATGAAGACTTAGGGCAACTTTTTAGGTTTATTTTTTTATACCAAATAAAAGAAATTGAGCCGCCCAATACTAGCCGAATCTATATGGCTTTTCAATTCTTTAAAAATCAATTTAGGCTTGATAATGAAAAGTATTTAGTGGTTGTTAATCGTAACAAAAATAATGGCTCAAAAGGTGGTAGACCTAAAACCCAAGACAACCCAAAAAACCCAGTGGGTTATTTAAAACCCAAAAAAGCCGATAATGATAATGATAATGATAATGATAAATTATTGGGTAAACCCAAACCACGCAAGATTCAATTTGAAGAATCAAACCTATTTGATAAGATTATTTTTAAAGAAACATTTCCCGATTGGTCACAAGATAAACTCAGGCACTATTACGATGCAGCATTAAGATACTCAGTTGAGGGAAATAAATATGTTAGCTGGGAACTTGCCATTAAGCAATGGGAAAGAAAAGATAAGATTAATAATGTGCTAGTAGAAAAGCCTCAGCAAAAAGTAATAATCTGGTAATGGCAATAATAAGAGAACTAGATACCAATATTCAAGAGCGAATATTCCACTTGCAAAAGTATGGACAGCCATCAGGTTTAAAGATTGGATTCCCATCGTTTGACAAACTTTATTCAGTTAAAGAAAAGCGAACCACTATTATTTATGGCAGACCAACAGATGGTAAAAGTCAGTTATTGATACAGATTTTATCAGGTTTAGCTTGCAGTCACGGCAAAAAAAGTTTAATCTATACACCCGAAACAGGCGATGTTGATGAAGTTTACTCAGAAATTATACATTGTTTGACAGGTAAAAGTTTTAACCTTAATTCTATTAACTACCGAATAAGCGAAAGAGATTTATACAACGTGATTCCATTCGTTAAAGACCATTTTAAGATAGTAGAGTTAACTGAGGGAGAGTTTAACTTAGATAATTGGCTAGAGATAACTGAGCAAGCCATTACTGACTATGGAATATTTGCAAGTGCTGCCGATAATTGGAACGACTTAGACCATAGCAGCGAGGCAATGA